AGGATCTCTCCACCGGAGCCGCCTGAGCTGCCACCAAGAAAACCAGCCATTTATTACTCCTTCATTACAAGCAATTGATACTAAGATACAGATAAAAGTTATTGATTAACTGCTATACCTAAAAAAACTACGAACCAAGCCACCATTGAGTAGCAAGAGAGCCGTATCCAGCAGGTCCTGTAGGGCCTGTAGCTCCTGCGTTACCAGATGCAACCTCTACAAACGCTCCACCAAAATAAACATAAGTTTTTGCATTTTGGGTGTTAAACCAAGCATCTCCTGTTACCGCTCCAGTTGGCGCTGTTGTAGAAGCTGTAAACTTACCAACATCTCCTGTTGGTCCTGTAGGACCTGTAGGGCCTGGAACTGTTGAAGGTACAGTAGATGTAGGACCTGTCGCTCCGGTAGGGCCAGTAGGACCGGTAGGACCGGTTACAGTGCTGTCTGCTCCTGTAGCTCCAGTGCTTCCGGTTGCACCGGTTGCACCTGTTGGTCCGATAAACTGACCAGCATTTACCCAAGCAGAGCCATTCCAAATATAAATATTGTTATTAGCGGTGACAATGTACGCATCGCCAGCAGTGTTACCAGTTGGTGGAAGGTCTCCTACTAGTGCAACAGTTCCCTTAACACTAATAGATGTACCAGCTGCGCCAGTACCTCCAGTTGCTCCTGTAGCTCCTGTAGCTCCCGTAGATCCTGTTGCGCCCGTTGCTCCGGTTGGTCCAGTTACAGATGCGCCTGTTGCGCCAGTAGGACCTTGCTTTAAAGTAAAATCAAATACAGCAGCTGAAGAAGTTCCACTGTTGATTACATCTGATACTCCAGTAGGACCGGTTGTTGTAACAGAACCAATTGCAATAGTTGAACCTGGACCTGTTGCACCTGTTCCACCAGTGGAACCAGTTGCACCTTGCGGACCAGTGTTTCCTTGAACATTTCCAATAAAAGTCCAGGCGTTAGATATCCACCCATACAAAGCACCATTTGTTAAAATATAAGAATCGCCAGTTGCACCTGTAGGTATTGCAGTTTGTAAAGTTGTAAGGTCAGCGTACTCACCTTTAATGTAACCAACGCTACCTGTAGGACCTGTTGGTCCGGTTGCACCAGTAGCACCAGTAACACTTGCTCCAGTAGCACCCGTTGCACCCGTAGGGCCAGCAACTGTTGAATTTGCACCCGTCGCTCCAGTTGCTCCTGTAGCCCCAGTTGCGCCAGTACTTCCGGTTGGGCCAGCTACTGTTGAGTCAGCTCCAGTCGCACCTGTTGCACCAGTTGCTCCTGTAGCTCCCGTACTTCCCGTAGCACCTGTTGAACCAGTAGCTCCAGTTAATCCTGTACCACCTGTTGCTCCTGTGGCACCAGTCGATCCAGTTGCTCCCACATTTCCTTGAGATCCAGTTGCGCCAGTCGCTCCCGTAGCTCCTGTGCTTCCTGTAGGACCTGTTGATCCAGTCGCGCCGGTAGCACCTGTTGCGCCAACAATTTGTCCAGCGCTATACCAAGATGATCCGTTCCAAACATAAATATCTCCATCTGCGTCAACAATGTAAGCGTCGTTAGTTACGTTTCCACTTGCAGGAAGATTAACAACCGCGGCAACGCTTCCCTTAAGTGTTATACCAACACCTTGTGGTCCGGTTGCTCCTACACTTCCGGTAGGGCCGGTAGGACCAGGTACTGTACTAGCCGCTCCCGTTGCACCAGTTGATCCTGTAGGACCCGTACTTCCAACAGCACCTGTTGCGCCAACAGCGCCGGTTGCTCCAGTAGAACCAGTGCTTCCTGTTGCTCCAGTAGCACCAGTACTTCCTGTTGCGCCTGTCGGACCTGTTCCACCAGTCGCACCAGTTGGACCAGCTACAGCTACTTGATCAATTACCTGAACATTAACAAACGGTTCAGGGGTTACAATTACTACTTCATCTGGCATTTTAGTAGCCTCCTACCATTTCTCCGCCTTGTTCGTTGGCGTCAACGGTTATCTGTTCTGTTACAAATACTTGACCTCTTATGTAGGTCTTTTGGAAAGTTTCATCTACTGTTGAAGTAGCTTGAAGATCCCATACTCCTCGCTTAGGAAGTTTCTTAGTTACATCTTTTGGTAAAGATAGTTGGATACGGCCAGTAGCATTATTGATTACAGTTACCGTCATATTAGCAACAATGATTGGCGCTCCAGAGTAAATTCTAATTTGTGCTTTAAATACAAGATTTGTAGTGGCGCTTGGGAAATCAAGTTCAACTTTAAATAGATCTCCTTGATAAATAACAAGGTCATATATAGCCGCAGTTGTTGGGGTTGGTACGTGACCATTAAGATTGTTTTCAATGTAAACGCGCTCTGGGTACCGTGAGTCTTCAATCTCTTTTGCCAAGTAGATTGGAACAAGTCGGTTAGTGTGGCGAGAGACTCTACGAAGTGTGCCCATCTCAAGGCGCCATAGTCCAATATTAAGCGCTGATGAGAGCTGCTTGTATTGGTCCATGCGCTGTTGAATTATCCCTGTAAGCTGGCGGTAGCGCTCAGAACGAGGGATCATAACTCCGTCTGGAGCTTGAATATCAATATCAAAAGCGGAGTCTGTAGCAAGGCACCACAGCGCTTCAATAGATGCCAAGATAGCAATTGGATACTCTTCAACAGGATCAAGATTTCCAACTGTGAGGCGTCTTCCAAACCGATCAGAACGTTGGTGAGTATGCTGGTCTACCGCTGTGTCAACAAATCGTTCTAAATCAGAATCACTAAAGTAACGATACGAAGTACCGGTAATTGTTACGGTTGCGTTAGCAGCTGGAGGGGTGTAAAAATGAAAAATTCCTAGATCTTTTTCAACTGTATATCCAGCTGGGGAAGGAATAGGCACTGTACCCTGTGGGCTTCGAACCTCTACAACAAGGGTGGCTGGCTCAAGAGGTTTAATTTTTGTATCAAACACTTTATTGGTTCCATTGCCGGGTTCGGTATATGTGAATTTTTTAGGCAGGTCACCGAGTTCTAAGCGAACCCGATCCACTATCTGCGAGACTCTAGCCACTCACAACCCCTGTTCACAATAATTTATCTAATGGTATCTATTACGGGGTGAAATTAAGCCCTAAACGAAGAAGCGGGCTAATGCCCGCCGCCCCGCCGCGTTACTGCATTAGATTACGTTAGCTAAATAGCCCTTGTCACGTAGGTGATAAGCAACTTCCTTAGTAACCTTGTACTTCTGACCAGCTTTAAAGTTGTAGTTGTTTCCTGCTCCAAGGGTCATATTTTCAATGTCTTGAACTACACGGATTTCTACCGAGGTTTCTGATGACCCTACTTCAATCGCATCGTCCACAATAATTGTTTGACGATCTGGCTGAGTTGCATCAATTACTTCTGTCTCAAGTCTTGCTTGAGCTGTTGCTGTTGCCATTGACATTTCATTTGCACGTGCTGCGAGAGCTTCTGCGTTATCCGCAAGCTGTTGCTCACGAGCCTTACCTGTAACATCGGTGGGCTTTACTTTACTTGCCATTTGTATCCTCCGGTTTAGTATCTGTTAAAAGTTTGTGTTGGGGATGGGGCCGAAGCCCCACCCCCATTTACTGCTATTAAGTTGTTATTAGTTGGTTTCTGCAATAACAACAGATTGATCTGTGATTAGACCAAGTCCGAAGATTGAGTACCAAGCAAGTGCATGCTCACGACCGAAGTCAAGAATACCGCCATCGCGGAGTTCAACTGGAAGAGAGATTGCGTGACCGAATGCGTTATCTCCAATGAAGATAGCTGCATAACGATCTGATGCACCGTTACCTGTCTTTGTAGCAGGTGTTGTGTAGCCTCCACCAGGAGTTACTGTTGGGTTAGCAACTGTAGTATCAGCTGAGTAACCTGAACCTGCACCACCAGCAACCTTGAGAACCTGTGTGGTCTCAATGAATACTGTGTCGTATAGACGGCCGATTTCACCTAGCATGAAGCTACCTGGAGCTGCGTACTTTGTGACTTCAATGAATTCTGGATTGTCACGAAGCTTGCGGCTCTGGTGTGGGTGAACGAAAGCAACATATGTCTCACCAAGGCGAGGGATGTTCTTTGTTGCTAGTGTTTCTACTGCGTCCTTGACTGTCTTAGGTGTCAAGTTAAATGCACCTGTCATTGAAGCGCGGTTTGTACCCTTTGTACCGTCTGCATACCAGTTATTAACTGCTGATAGGTTAGAGCGGTCTTCACCGTAGATTACTGATGTTGCTGCATAAAGTGTGTCGCGTGAAAGCTGATCTAGGTAGACAGCCATGTTACGACCAAGAAGACGTGAGGCAGAAGCCATTACGTCATCAAATGAGGCATTAAGCAATAGCTCTGATACAGCAAGAGCATATCCATGCTCTGATACTGTGATTGAGAATTGCTGTGCTGTTAGTGCGTTTGTCTGCATACGTACACCTTCAACTAGGCTGTTTGCAAAGCCCAAGTTGTTGTAACGTAGGAAGTTAATCTGGAGACCTGGTGCAACACCAAGTTCTGTTTTCTTTACTGCAAACTGCTCAAAGCGAAGGATAGGCATTGCCTGGAAAAGGATTTCCTTAGACCAGATTGTCTGGATCGCTTGAGTCAGCTGTGTGTTGGTACCTGAATACGCGGTTGGCGCAGCGGCTAGATTGCCGGTACCTGTAATGGATGATGCCATTTTAGCTTTGACTCCTTATTTGGATTGGGTTTAATGTTGGATTAACCGAGGATCCCTTGAGTGCGACCTTGAGCTTTAGGGCTCAAAAGACGACTGCGATATTTTGCATATTCGTTCATCGGTAATGCCGCAATTTCTTCCGGCGATAACATACGTTGCTCCGAGTTAGTTTCCATTGGTCCGGCTGGGGGAGTAGTTATGCTCGTCCCCTTCATTTCTTTTCTAGCATTTTGCATCGCTGCTTGTGCCGAATCAAGAATTCGAGCTGAACGTTCCTTCAAACCTTCAACACTAGCTGCAAGCTCTTCACGGGTATTTCCGCTAATGAGATCAACTAGTTCAGGAATGATATTGTCACGTTCTTGTTCAAGTATTTCTTGACGATAAGCTTGTAAATCTGCATATTGCTTTTCGCGCTCCAGAAGAGCGAAGGCTCGTTCGCGTTCGACACGCTCACGCTCCAACTGCTCCTGCAACTCTGTTAGACGAGCATCTGCATATGACTTGGAATCAAGTTCTGCAAGTGCTGCTTCTCTAACTCTTGCAGCTTCTGCTTCCGCATCTGCTGCTCTACGAGCTGCTTCTTCTTCTTTTTCTTTCTTGAGTGCAAGAAGTTCTTCCTTCAGAGAATCAATCTGAGGGTACAAC